GCTAAACGTGCTGGTTACACAGCAGTTGTATCTCACCGTTCTGGTGAAACTGAAGATGCTACAATCGCTGACATCGCAGTTGCAACTAACGCTGGCCAAATCAAAACTGGTTCTATGAGCCGTACGGACCGTATTGCTAAGTACAACCAATTATTACGCATCGAAGACGAATTAGGCGAAATCGCTGTTTACGATGGTATCAAATCTTTCTATAACATCAAACGATAATTGTAGAAAATAAAAAATCGACTGAACTTTGCCATACACGTTATATTGCTGACGCTCGAGGTTAGCAATACGACATGATGAAGTTTGTCATACAGAAACCTTCTGTTTATGTGTTAATCCACATGGACGGGAGGTTTTTTGTTTTGCTTGATAATTTGCTAAAGGAATTTATATTCGAATTGAAGATTAAGAACTATTCGGATAGGACGATTGATACCTACAAGTACAATGTGGGACTGTTGATAACATATTTGAACGAACATCATGAAGTTGATGATATTGAGGATATTGCACCATTCCATATTAAGAAATTTGTTCAACATCAAATTGGATTAGGGAAAAAAGCGAATTACATTAACACGTTGATTAAGTCCTTGAGGAGTTTTTTCAAATATCTTGTGACCGAAGAATATATACCGATGAATGTTATGAACAAAATCAAATTGCTGAAAGAAGACACGGAAGTGATAAAAACGTTCACCGATGATGAAGTGGCAAAAATGATTGATTCTTATGATTTTAAAACGTATTTGAACGCACGTAACAAGGTCATCCTTGCAATGTTTGTTGATACTGGGATAAGAATGTCAGAATTAATCAACTTACAATCTGAGTGGGTTTACGATACGAATATACGGATTATGGGAAAGGGCTCAAAATGGAGATTCGCTCCGATTAGTTTGATGCTAAAGAAATACATGATACGTTACGAACGGATTAAAGCGAAGTATTTCGAGAAAAAGGCACTGGAGCATGATAATTATTTTTTATCGAGGGCTGGCAAACCAATATGTACGGTGCAAATTGAAAACATCGTCAAAACCGCTGGCTTGCGTGCTGGCGTTCGTGAAGATATTCGTTGTTCACCGCATACGATACGACATTATGCGATTCAAGCGAATCTCAGAAACGGCTTAGACCTGTATTCATGCTCAAAGGTTGCTGGTCATGAGAATATTCAAGTGACAAAACGCTATCTACAGGGATTAGAAATGGAGAACATTTTGGAGATGGCTCAGAAGACAAGCCCGTTGATGAATTTACGATAAAAACAAAAAACGAACGGATTATAGGATGGCCGTCCTACCGCTCGTTACCACACAATAGCTCAAGTGCTATCGTGATTACATTTTATCATGATAAGCTCCTTGAAGCAAAAAGGAGAGTATACCATGGATGGAATAATTAAACGTAGGAAGACCGTTGATTACGCTCAAATACACAACAATGCATTACAACAGCTTGAAGATGTGCGCTCGATAGGATTAATTGCACATTTGATGTCATTACCTGAAACGTGGGTGATAAAAAAGATGCAACTGTACAAAAAATTCGGTAGAGCTGCTATTACAAAAGGTATCGCTGAACTGGAAGAAAAGAAGTATTGGGTGGATATAAAGTACCGTGATGGTAAAAAGAATTTCCATTATTATAATGCTTCGGATATTCCGTTTTCAGATGATGAAGTAAAAGAATTCATGGAGGAAGTTGTTACAGCTGGATTTAAAATCATGGAAATAAGCTCTCCATTTAGCCATTTGTTTTCAAGTGGCGGAAATCAGCAATTGAAAAAAGAAGAAGATTCTTCAAGTGACGATTTTGAACAATTCAATTTCAATAATTCAATTTCAAATGTTGAAAAACGACACCTATTAAATAAAAAGACAGAAAAAAATACTGATAAACAAAATAATGATAAAAGAAACATTGTTAATATTAACAAGGAATTAAGCTCCGCTGATTTTAAAATTGCTTTAACAAATGCGTGTAATGAATTTTATACGGAATTTGCACCGAATAGGTGGATAAAGAAATCATGGAATACACTGATTGATAAATTTGTTACGGAAACAATTGAAAGTGGGCGATATGTAAATATTCCACAGGAGAAAATTTCGGCATATGCTTATAGCTCATTAAAAAATATGGCACACAAATACGATTTGAAAAATGGTAAGAAGGAATTTGCCGATCCAACTGGAGAACGTAAAATATTGCTGTACAATTGGTTGGAAGATGAGGGAGATACGGTACATTAAAATCTCAGTAAAATGGGGATTTTACCAAAAAAAATATGAGCACCCCAAACGGAGTGCTCATGATTTATTAAGCTTTACGCTTAGTTGTTTTTTTAGCTGGTTGTTCAACTTCTGTTTCTACAGATAAAGCTTCAGCAATAGGAGCTGATGAAGTTTTGTTGATAACAGGAATTGGGTCAGTATTTGTAATAACAACAGATTGTGCTTTCTGAGGAGATGGAGCTCCTGTTTCAGCAAAAATTGCTGAATATCTAGCGTATTTGTTAATGACTTTTCCATCAACGTAGCTTTCCATCACAAATACATAAGCATTTTTCATTTGTTGGATAGTATCACCTTTAATACGTATAACTTTAATATCTTTTATTGCAAAAGCATACATTTCACGATTTGTAATTGCGTAAGCAATTGGACGAACAACATTCATTTCATGAGCAGAATTGGATTCACCCATGTTTTTTCGATAAACAGGTAATCCAAGTAATGTAGCGTCCGCTCCGTCTGGAATATTTTCAAATGATAATTTTTCATGACCATTAGCATCTAATACACTGAATGTTGCTTCAGGTGAAATAATCCAAAATGCGTCTTTTTTATTTGCTGGGTTGTTACAAAAATTTCTGTAACTTTCCAACATGTGTTCATAACCAAATGCTTGACCTATGGAAGTAGTTGTTGTCCTATTAGCTGTGTGAACAAACTTTTGAATGTTTTTTGGCTCAGTTCCTTCTTCTGTGCCAGTTGCCGTCATTTGTCTTTCTAATTCGCTAATAATGCGGTCTGTAAGAATTTCACGGAGATGTGACTCAATGTCAATGCTGGTGTTTTCAACAAATTCCTCCGATAATTCAACTCCTGTTACAATGCGTTTTGGTGTTAAAATTACTTCCCATAATTGCGTATCTTTAATAACAGAAAGATTTGTTTCTTTTTCATCGACGAAAGAAGCACGAACGTTTTTATCCTCATCAGATTTGATAACACGAGTCGTTTTTCCTTGAGTTGGGATAATGTTGAATAAGTATGGTAATCCATCATGATTAAATCTACGGGCTTCAATAATATCTTTTTTTATATCTAATGTTGTAATGTTTTTTAAATCGAGTAAACTTGTCATCTATGTTCCTGCTTTCATATGTTATTAAAATAAAAAAAGGAACTCCCAGAGGAGTCCCACATAAACAAAATGAAGATGTCATTAAGCTTGTTTTAAGAACTTAATAGCATCTTCATTTAAGATTTTTCCGTCACAGTAAATATCAAGCATTAACAGGTGAGTACCACGTAAAGCTTGAGTTGTATCGTCAGAGATACGTTTCATTTGAGCGCCTTTTTTAATCATTGTAGCGTAAGCTTCTGCGAAGTTAATGAATACAACAGAAATAGCACCAGTAGCTAATTTAGGCATTTTGTCCTGAATCAAGATTTCATGACCAAAGATTTTGTAAACTGGTTTGCCATTTACAACGTCTTTAACCATGTGGTAGTTTCCTTGAACGTCTTTTAATTTAGCAACTTGGTTGAAAGCAGGGCGACCCATTACAAATACAGAACCTTGTAGATGATCTGGGTGTACAGCAAGAGTCATATCAAGCAAATTATCAATGCTAATCTTGTCTGCTTGGTGAGTACCAACTACATCAACAAGGCCTGAAGTTAAGATACCTTCAAATTGTTTATCAGCTGGGTCACCGTTAAGAACTGTTTCATCAAGCTTACGAGCAAGACGACGAGTCATAACATTGACAGCGTAGTTAACTACGTCAATACCAGAATCATTTACTAATTGTTGAGATAATTCGATAGCTGTAGCTGCACGACGTTGTTCAAGAGTGATTTTGTCAAATTCGAAATCAGACATTTGAGCTGGGTCCATTTCACCAACAAATGTAGCGTTACCGATAGATTTTTCACGTAGTACTTCAAGAGTACCAGATACAGGCGTGAATCCTTTAGCACGACCGAATAGAGCTGCTTCTTCAACAAGTTTTTCTACGATAACGTTAGATAAGCTTGTAGGAACTGTAATAGCGCCAGTACCAGTTGTCATTGTACGAACTTCAGCGCCATGAATATCGCCTTTTAAGAATTGCTCTACTCCACGTAATTCAGCTTCAGTTGGGTCAACTTCTACTTCACGAACTTCTACTTCTTGAGCTGTTTCTTGTTCTGCACGAACTTCAGCTTCCATTGCTTCCATTTGAGCACGTAGCTCTTTAAGTTGTTTTTCTTTTGACATTTCAACATCTTCCTTTTCTTTTTTATTGTTTTTTTTCATAAAAAAAACAGGCGTTTCGATTACTTCAATCGAACGAGCCTGTATGCTTGATTGCACATATGCTGGATTACGAACTACGGATACTTCAGCTAGATGTAAATCAGAAATTGTACGCTGATATGTTCCGTCGTCTCGTTTATCCCATTTATCTTTTGCAACTTGCATACCAAAGCTCATGTTTGTAAGCAAGCCGTCTTGAATTAATTGGTGGTAATCTTTTCCCCAAGTTGTAGGAGAAATACGAGCTTCCATGAAAAGACCTTTATCGTCTTCACGCAGTTGCAAGCTACCGTTTTTAGTTGAAGCCAATAGTTTGGCGTTATCATGCTCAGCTAGGAAATGAACATCATTCCCACGTTGTAAAGCACGTGTGAAAGTACCAGGTTCAATACGCTCAATAAAGCGATTCTCACGACCTAATGGCTGAGACCATTGCCCAGTTTGGTTAACGTAACCAGACACGAGCAAATCACCAGACTCTTCTTTCACGCCAGACAATTCAACGTCAATCTGTCTGAGTTCCAGTTTTGTCATTTAATTGTTCCTCCTCGTGTGGATCTGCTTTTTCTTTTGTATTTTTATCTCCCATTTGTGTAGCACCAGGTGTTACAAGAACATTCTCGCCTTCATCAATAGCTGGTAAGTCGAACTTAGCTCGTCCTTCATTGATTGTGAATAGTCCACCTTGTACAGCAGATACCACAGTTTCAACTCTTTCTTTTTCCGTAGCACGAATAAGCTCTGAAGTATCAAACCTAAAAAAATAACCTGAATCCTTTTCAGACTCAAGCAATAACGCTCTATCCATAGAACCTTCTAACGAAGCAATGATGGGAGAAAGTGTGTTTTTTAAATATTGCGTGTTGGTTTGCTCAATTGAAACGTGTTGTTGCTTACCAGCTGTTGTGCTAATCATTGATTCGCTTATATTAAACAACTTACAGATTTCAGTATTCGTGCTCTTACGAGTCTCAGACATTTGAATCTCTGAAGGATTCATTGAAAGAGCTTGATAAGTCATACCTTCTTGAAGAACTACTGTTTTAGCAGCGTTCTTAACGCCACCGTAAAGTTTAGCCCAAGCAGTACGTAAACTAGAAGCTTGTTTTTCATTCAATCGAGCATCTGTCTTAAGAAGGCCCAAAGGAAGTGCTCCATTTTCATACAAGTTCTGAGTGTATTCCGTTTCAGCAAGTGCCTGTCTGAAGATGTCTTGACCATGTTTAATAACACCAGAACTGGTTAGACCGTCGTGTGTGTCTTGCAATGTAATCATAAGTTCATGTGGTTTGAACTTAGTTTGCTGGCGATTTACTTCATTAACAGCACCGTTTTCCGTGTTAGATAAGAAGATGTCAGCACCAACTGTGCGATAGCCATTTTTAACACGTTTGTTCACAATAACAGCTTTTGAAAGCAATGGATGTAATTCTAAAATTGTGTTACCTGCCTCGATGATTGATACATAAGAGGAACCATGAAGAAGGTAATCCTTAACCATGTGTTTCTTTAGGGCGTAACCATTCAAAAAGTCATTAGCTTCATGATTTAACAGGTGAATACGATTGTCTTCTACCTTTTCGATCTTGCCATCTTTGGTTTCTTGATATAAATACACTGGCATCTGTGCAATTGAGCTAGAAATTAAGTCAACACATGAACGAACTGTAGGAATTTTCATGACTTTCTCTTCAGTAACAGCATCTGTAACTAGCAAGCTATCAAGAGAAAAGGCTCCGTCAACAGTTGTTGTATTATTCGTTGAACGTTCTTCCAGCACAGGTTCATCTTTTGATAAAAAGCTAAATAATCTCATACAATCTTTCCTTTCTAAGTCAAAATAAAAGCCCGTAACCGAAGTTACGAGCTTAAGGGTTTCAATTAAATCATCGACATCAACAATAAGAGCTAACAAATTGTTGATGTCTAGTTTTAATCGAAAGAAGAATGAAAATATGAAATCTAAAAAGAGAAAAGTTTGTTGTGATTATTGCCACATTATATGGTATGTATGTCGATAATGTTGAATTATCAACAATGGGAGAAGTACGATAAATTGAATATTAATATTCAATTTTCATACTCCCTGAACATTGACAAGACTCGCTATAACCGAAAAGAGCAGTAAACAGAAATGGAAGGTTTCTGTTACTATGAGCATAAACTACTAAAATTAGTATTGATTTAGTAGCTTATATAGTATTTATACGCCAAACGGTCTAAACGAAAGAGAGAAACACAACTTTTTTAAAATAATTTGCTACAAGAAATATGAAATTTCTTCTGGTGTTTCCCAAGGGAAATCCAATTTGTTGCTATTTCCTAAGTCCAAGTTACAGTGCCTGCAAACAGTAATCAGGTTTAGCTCGTCATAAGCTAACTCAGGATAGTCACGCCAAGATTTAATGTGGTGGGCTTGCAAATCATCGAAATTCATGAGCCCAAGCAAGATTCTGCACCGTTGACAATGCCCGTTATCTCGTTCAATTACACGTTTTCGCAATCTCTGAAATTTCCAAGTTCCGCTGGGGTGTTTCTTTTGTGAAGCTGTTTTTCTACGTTTACAAGAACACTTGTCGCCAGCTTCCACCAACTGACCACAAGTGTTGCATATTGTATTAAAGTTCAAAGAAGAGCTCTCGTTCCGTTTCATATAAGTTGTTTTGCTCGAAGAACATTGACACCTTCATGGCGTTGAACGAGCTAAACAAATTATCAATTTTATTGCGGTCTTTACTTGACTTGGCGATGTAGGGTTTACCTTGTCGGAACTCAATAAGACCATTAATAAAAGCTGATTCCATCAATGGGTTAGGAGCATAAAAAAACGAACCGTTATAAACGATTCGTTGTAATGTGGAAATGGCATCTCCAAGGTGTCTTGAGCTCTGTTCGATTTTGATTGGATCAACTTCCATTAGTAATTCTTCTTTCAAACGTTTCATCACCGTATAACTGTATTTCGTATCATATGCAATGGAACCTACATGAATATCGTATTGCTCGCAAATGCTAATGATAATATCAGCTAATTCATCATAATCAATTACATCTTCACCAATCGGCTGACAATACCCAGCACGTGACCATTGAGCGTAAGGAATACGTTCAGCTTTCGATTTGTTTTCTTCTTCGTTCTTAGGATAAAAGACAAGGTTTTTAACGTAATACTGACCGTGTGCTTGGTCGTACCACATAAATGTAGCAGCTGTATTATCTCTTGATAATGACAAATCTAGACCAATGATTACTTGTTTTTTCCCTTTCCACCATTCCCAATCAGAAGCTGGCTCGTACAAGCTTTTTTGTAAAGTATGTTTATCTACAAAGAAGTTACCGTCACCTTCATTAGCTCCCATCCACATGTTTAAGTTCTTGACTTTAAACAGGAAGAAATCCTTTGGAATATCTTTCTTAGTTTTGTAGTCCTCCATCAGTTTCTCAATAAGGTCGTCTACTTCAGCAACCAATGGATTAGCTTCAGCCCAAACTTCAGGGTCTTCCCATCGTTCAGCGTCCTTACCGTCCAACTGAATGCGCTCTTTGGGGTTATCAATAGTAAATATCAAACCGAATTGTCGTGGGTTAGGCTCGTCAGCAAACGTGTTTTTACGTAGGGCATCTACTGTTTCATTCCAATAGTTGAATCCGTTCTCGATTGGGTATGATGTGGAAATTTTAACGATGAGAGGATTTCTTGGGCCGAATTGTCCAGTCTCCAAGGAACTTACCATTTTGAAGATTTCATTTGAAGCACCAAGCTCATCGACTGAGGCGATGTAGACCATTGTACCATCAGCTTTAGACGCATCACCTGAAAGAGCTACAATCTTACAGTTCTTCGGTGTGAACTCTACATATGTCTTCTTAATATTGAAGAATGGTAACATATTAGGAGAAGCTTTGATAATTGCTACAAGCTCATCGAAAATAATGGTCGCCTGTTGCTTGGTATTTGAACCAATATAATGAGTCTGATTAGCTTCATCGAGGAAGAATCCGATAATATGAATGATACAACTGAGCACTGATTTAGCATTTTTACGAGCTACAGTGAAAATAACTTCACGAACTTTGCGCTTAGTTGGAAATTCTTTGTAAACCCAGCAAAATGTGTTCTGAATGATAAACCATTGAAACAAAGCAAGGTTGAGGAACATAGGTTGAGCGGATTTAGCTCCACGAGCAAAGTTTAAGTTCTTAATGATTTTGTTAATCTTCTTTTCTATTTTCGTATTCCATTTGTATGTGTAATCGTCTCGGTCTTGTAGAACATAGTATTCATGTAAGAAGTTGATACATGCTTGTCTTACTTGAGAAGGTGCAACGATGTCACCGAAGACCACAGCTTTTGCATATGCCACAGATTTATTCATCGTCATCCTCCTCAAGTAGAGCCAACAATGGGTTAGCTTCCTGTTTATTTTGTTGATTCATTTGTTCCAGTTTTTTCTCCTCAATCATCAATTTAGCTATATCGTTACTTAATCGTAGGCGTTGAGATAATGGAATACATAAGTCCTTCATATGAGCTGTTATGGAACGTTCGTAAGCATGAATACGTTTTTCCAGATCCACAGAAAGCTCATCGAGTTCATCTAACTCTTCTAATCTGTTGTTCAATAGTTCATAACGGTATAAGCTTTTTGTTAGCATTGATAAGCTCATAGAATCAGATTCGGTGAAGTTTTCGTTCAACTTCATTAATTTGTTGAAGATTCTCTTCATGGGCTTGCTGACAAACGGATAGGCTTTTGGTTTCGTTTTTATATTGGTTACAACTTGTTTTTCCGCTTCAGTTCTTGCTTCACGTTCAGCTTTTGACATCTTTTGTTTTACTTGGTCGATTGATTTGACCGCATTTCCCATAATAATTAGCTCCTTTCGTAAATTTGAAATTAAGGGGATGAAAATTTTAGTTTCTGACCACCCTTCTGTCCTCCAGTTCCCTAACAAAATAAAAAACCCACCGTAGGAGGGTTTATATTTACATCTATATCTATATTTGTGTATATTATTTTGTTTAACTGTAATATATAAATAAATTGAATATAAATATTCAAAAACTATTCTTCTTCACTAGCGATTTGTATTAATTTCATTCGTACAAATGGTGTAAGTTTTAATCCGTCTCGTTTAGCTTTTGCTTCAAGCTTTTCACAAATAGAGAACGGAATACCATACACATGTAATTGTTTAACAGGTTCTTTATCATCTTGTTTTGTGTTCGGTAATGCTGCACAATGCTTATCTTCAGTCATAACTCTATCCTCCTAATTTAGTATGTATATAGTATTTATACATAGCTCAAAGAGAAGTAAATAGAGTATGGTCACAATCCGAAATATTCTTTTAGCTGTTGTTCAATATCAGGGTTTACTCGTGGTTTCATAACACGGTTGCATTTGTGTAGTTGCAATGCCAAATTTATTTCTCGCCATATTCTTCTGTCGATGTTTCCCATCACGCTTCCGATTTGTTCCTTAGAAGCTCCTAAGTTTTGCATAGGTGTAATTGTTGTAGCAAATTCTAAAGCCCAAGCTCTTTGGTACGTTTCGTGCAATTGTTGTTGTACTTTATCAATGAATCGTACTACCGTACCATCTGGTTTGGTATCGTAGTAAACATATGATCCAACTTTTTGCTCGTATTTATATAGCTCTTTCCCTGATTTATCGGCAACGGTATGTTTCACTTTTTCAGGTGGAAGGATGATATTGTTTTCCTTCAAGAACTTAATGTACGTGGTTGATATGGTCGATTGTCCTACACCTGTTATGCGAGCATATTCTTTCTGTATAGGAGCAATTTCACCTTGTAGTATAGCTTTTAAAATGATTCCAATTACATTAATATCTAGCTTTCCGATGTTGCACTTTAATATATTTGCTAATGTGTTTTTTGGCGTTAAATAGTAGTAGTTTTTTCCGCCTTCTTTTACTTCACGAACATGATAATTTTCTTGTAGTTCCTTCAAATATTTGCTTTTATGAGCTCTGAAAGTTGCAGCTTTAACACGCAAAATTTCGCACAATTCCTTTGTTGAGTACTTTGTTTCCATATGTAAACTCCTTGTCTATGAGATTGGTGATGTTACAAGATGCTACAGGAACTTGATACTACTATAATTAGTAATAATTATAATATCGACTTCCTGTAGCACTGTTTTTGGTTACTATATTATTTTATTTGAAAGAGTATTTTTGTAAGGACAATGGCTTCAAAAGCTCTAAAATATACAAAGTAGCCGTTGTGCCAAAGCACAACTCCAGACTCCGTCAGGTCCTCGGCGGACGCCAGAGCTTGGCGCTGCCTCTCCAGACTACGCTCCGCTCCGCTTAGAAGAGCTGATTCCCTACGCTTCGCTTCGTGAATCTGTTCGGTTGTTTGTTTTTTTTTTGTTGTGTCAATTCCTCCATTTGTAATTAGCTAAATATTTTTTAGTTAATAGTATTTAAAAAGTGATACAAGTCGATTATAATATATTTAATGGAAAATCTTAGGAGGTAATTTGAATGAAACGACAAAATGTTCATAGTGCAATAGGAGCTTTAACGACTTTATTCTATGTACACAAGGATTCAGAAATGGGGATTAGAACGTTAGAACGATACATTGAATGGGGTCTTTTAGAAAATGCTAGTTTAATAGCTGAGATATTCGAACAAACGAGATGTTGCGATTTATTACATGCTATAAAATTGTTCGATATGGTGGCTGGTGAACGGATAGAAAATATATTGAGAGGTGCAACAACATGAGTGAATATATAATGCAACCTATAGACATCCGTAAGTGGGTTTACGAAAATGTGCTAACAACTCCAGAAGCTCTTGAGCTATTAGAAATATCAAGAGCTAGATTATCTCATATGATTAGGAACGGAAAAATTGTGCCAATTAAGAAACTCGGGTGTACAAGCATATTTTTGAAATCTGACTTAGAAAAGAAAAAAGAAGAGCTGATGGAATTACGATTGAAGTACAGACCAGATTTATATGAATAACAATTGGGGGAATTGCAAATGGGAATAAAGATGGTATACAAAAAAACGCTCGCTATGGACTTAATAAAAGCTGGGCATGATCTTGAATATACTACAAGGAATAGAAAAAATAGAAAGTATCAGTGTTACGCTTTTGAAGATTCACCTGAATTGAGAAAAAGCATCGCACGGATAAATAACCAAAGCTACAAGGAACACCCAAAAGATAATGAAACGGATTAAGAACATACTAATATCCGAGAAGGCACAAACGATATTGTTGTTCGTGTCGGTAATAATAATGTTAGTAATGTTCGCTATTACCGTGTGGGACGATTTGTTTGTTAAAGACAATGAAACTATAAGGCAAGAACAAGAACGTGAAGCTCGACGGCTTCAACGAGAAGCGTGGATAAAAAATATGAAATAAAAGAAGGGATTTACCATAATTTGTCGAAGTATGTAAAGTGGAAGGTGGTGATAATATGAAATTAGCACTTAAATTCAATGATGGAATTACAGCAACGGTAGAAAATTTCAGCGACCTGCCAAGACTGAGAGATGGTGAAGATTTATTCGATGCTTTACAAGCCATTAAAGATAATGATAGCCCGATTAATATATCAGATGAAGAAAGCGGACAAACTCTTTCAAGAACTGGTAGAGATTTGGTTTCTGTGGAAATCATACTTGCTTAAAAACACTCCTACGGGAGTGTTTTTTATATGAAAAAATTGGTCTCATAAAAATTTTTTTATTTCAAGGTGCAAACCTCATTGTTTTTAAAAAATTTTCACAGTATAGTGAAGGTGTCTTAGAAAACGACTAAGACGATTCACTCAATTTATAGAGAAAAAACAAGGGGGAACACTGATTTGACATTCGAAAGTAAGTATTTGATTAGGTGGGGGATACCAGGATGGGTCTTGATTTTGTGGATTGCGTATGCGGTCTTACTTTTAAAAGGAATCAATCCTGTAGAAGCGGATTTGTCACAAATGAGCAAAAGTTTGGGGTTGCTAGTTTCGCTAGCTGCTGTCGGGGTGCCATTAGGCTATGTAATGCACCAGTTGTACTTTGGGGCTGCTTGGGTGATGAATCAAAGTCGAAATTTTGATGAAATCAAAAGTATCACTGAAAAGAAATACCCTAAAAAGGGCGGGTGGGGAAAAGACAAAAATGATGATTATTTTCATTGTGAATTTGTCTGGCACATGGTATTGCTCAACCAAGATTCAGAGACTCGTACATACATAGAAGGACGATACAGACATTTACTGGGAACTACACATGCACTGGGGTCATTGCTCATTAGTTCATCGATTGCTTTATTAATAACAGCTCTAATTGTCCTTACTCATTTATCTAGCTTCGTGGGTAATTACTATTTTTGGATCGGGCTTATTATTCAATTGGCGGTATTTCTTGCTTCGATGGTGAACTACAAATATTACTCAGATAACGTTAGAGTGTTTCAATTGAAAATGCTAAAAAAGTACATATAATGGATTTCAACGAACACCAACTCATTAGGGTTGGTGTTTTTTTATTGCATATATATGAAGAAACTCGTCTGAAAGAAAATTATATATATTCGTTCACAATTTCGCCATAATTTGTGTTTTACGATTTGAAAAGGTCTCAATATAATAGCGGTGTAAAGAAGGACAAACATCTAAACGATACATTATATGAAGAAAGTAGAAAAGATAAAAAAATTTACAAAGCCACCTTACAAATTAGTCTACATCAATATAATAGTCGAGTAATAACGAAACAACAAAAAAACAACTAACCGAAAAGAGGAAACCAAAATGACAAACACAACAAAAATGACAAAGCAAGAATTTATCAACAGAGTGAACAAAGTTAGAAAAGACCGTGAAAATATTGATTTTACAAAAGCGTCTAAAGAAGCAAATACTTTTGTACATTCATTCTTACTTATGGGATTGGTAAGTAGAGGAGAAATTATTGATGAAATTGCTTTAGATATTAATTACACGCTACACGGAGAAAATGAACATCAAGCAATTCATACATTTGAGGAAACAGAAAGTTCGATGACTTACACAAGCAAGTATGAAAATATGGAGATCGTCAGTCTTTTGGATTTTGAAAATTCTGTATTTGAACTTGAAACAAGATAATTGAACTTAGGTAACTACATTCATATAAATAATGACCGTTGACTTTATGAGTTGGCGGTCAATAAAACAAAAGGAGAAAACAACATGGAAAAATGGAGTAAATTTGAAAAGTCGGAGAAAAAAATGTTTTATGTATCGACAGTGGGGCGGATTAAATCCGTAGATAAAGCTACAAGAAAAGAAAGAATATTAAAACCAACCAAAAGAACTGATGGCTATTATGCAATAACAGTAAATAAAAGTGATGGCGGTAAAAAAACTTGCAAAACTTACAAAGTACATCGACTTGTAGGATTGGCGTTTATTCCGAACTCTGAAAATAAGCCAACCATCAATCATTTAGATGGAAATAAAGAAAACAATGCTATCGAAAATTTAGAATGGGCTACACGTGAGGAACAAGAAGCTCATGCCCGAGAAACAGGATTGAAAACATCAGGAAATACACCAGCAATCGTTTTAGATTCCAATGGAGAAGTAATTGCACGACATAGCACCACAACCGAAGCTTTTGCGAGCTACGAAGGAAGGCAAATTTATTATAGTAACGATGTTCAAATCTTTGGAAACGTCATCGTGATGAAACAAGCGTATTATGACACATTAGATGAAAATGAGCTCTTTGTTATTGTAACGAATTGCTTTAAGCATATGTTGGAACGAGCATATGTTGTGGATGGTCAACTTGTGGATACCAGAGATGAAGCTTCTCAAAAAGTAGGTTGCACTCCACAGAACGTTTCACAGGTAACTGAAAATAAATGGTCAGCTGACATTAATGGTCATAACGTATCACGAGTTTCTGTGATGTTGAATGGATCGGTGGATAAAAACGTAGGAGGAAACCCAAATGAAAAGCATTAATGTTCCTATTACGGAAGAAGAATTTAAGGAAGCTGTTGATATTACAGAACAAGAAATGGAGAATTTCAGAATTAGAATTTTTACAGAAAAAGCAAAAGAAATGTACCGAATGAAAAAGTTCATTCATGTATACCGATTATATAAGCTCGGCACACAAGCGGAATGCTACAGACAAATTAACAAATTCCGTATAGAAATTGGTTACAAAGTATGGAAAAGTCATCGCTCGTTGTGTCGATTATGGGACAAGCCATTTGATACTTTGGAATGGAAGTATTGTAACGATTGGGATTGGTAAAAAAATATATTTTTTACTTTAGCTTCCTTACGATAAAAATTTTTACAATATAATAGTGAAGTAATAACAAAACAAATTAAATTGAAATTAAAAGGAGAGCGTTTACTATGACACAAGAAATTAAAAAAATCGCAACTGCAACAATCACACCAGAAGGTAAAACTGAAATTAAAATTGAAGGTCGCATTACTTACAAAGAGCTAGCTGAAAAATTACAACAACAATACGAAAACGGTGCTTTATTTGAAGATATCACTGAAGCTCAGAAGAAAGAAATTATTGCTAGATTTGTTGAAATGAAAGAAATGGGAGACATGTTTGATTTAAATTATGTGGCTTTGGATTACATCAAGAATACTCCATGGTTGGGCGAAAAAAGTTTCTTCCACAATTGGTACAGCGATTACAAAAAATTTGAAAGACAATTACAAACGAATGAGTCAGAATATAAAGACGAACGTCAAGCAATTGGAGTACATCGTGAAGCAATCGAAATTTGGAAAAAAACAGTTAAGAAATCAGAAAACGAATTTGATGTCATCTTGAATAAAGTTATTGCGAATGAAGATGTCGCTTGGGGTTACCTCGAATACATTAAAATGAGAGCTGCTTATGTAGATGAATTTTACGAAACTTTTGGTGGGAAAATTGATGAGGTCAGTGAAATTGTCGAACACGCTTTAGCAAAAAAAGCTATCGCTCATTATGACTTCTTCAGAAGTGCAAAACAACCAAAATTGAAATTCCTTGATGGCATGATGTTTCATTTCGACAAGGAAACGGAAACAATGAAATACGAGCTTTTCTTCCGTGTTCCATATCGTCGCTGGGTTGTTACAGAAAGCGCAACATGTGACGCTACTATCAAAATTGTAAAGTGA